GTGTGGATGCATACAATCAGCAGACTATACCTATTTAAAGGAAATAAACGGATAAAGTATGTAGATTATGGATGACCCGAACGATTTTGACATTAGCCGCATGACATACAAGATCGGAGACTTGGTGAGATTCACAGGGTACCATTATTCACCAGATTACAAATTTATTGATGAAGACGATTACGAGTTAGGGCTGATCATGCACGTTAACCTACGCACATTCTATCAACCAATCTACACGGTGTATTGGTTTAGAAACAATCGTACAACAGAAGTGCTCGGAGAGCATTTAACTTTGGTTGTTAAGCAGATTAAAGACTATTTATAGCGGTACAAGCCACGAATGAAGAAGAGCTTGTAGAGTAGGATTGTTTAAATGAGTTTTATAAAGCGTAGAGGGAGCATAATCGTTGGTACGGTAATGTTATCATATATGGGTGTGAATCGTGCATGGGCAGATAAGGCCGAGGAAAAGGCGCTGCAGCATAGCTCTGAGTATATCTCAGAGGATGTAGTGGAATCTCCTCAGATACGGTGGGATATTATCGGTACCCATACCGGGGGCGCCCTTGACTCCGAGAAGTTTATACAACCTACCAAGGCCTGTGAAGGTTTTAAGGCCGAAGATGTTGATTATCTTTTGCAATTGCAATTATGCACCCAAGAACGAAAGGGCTGGCTGAAGATTTAGTTTAACCTGCATATATAGTATGTGGGTGATTCTGTTTATACTGTTCTCGAAGTGGGCGATATTGTATATGATACGATCACGCACGATTGGGCTGTGCTTATTGCGCGCGAGAAGCAGTCGACTTATCGTTATTCTATAGAAGAAGAGCCGTATACGATTTGGGTATGGAAGATGTTCTGGACTCCCATACCCGATAGTTCGCGTTATACGGAAGAAAGCCTATTACGCATGATTGAGGTGGGTCGACTGATCCTGCACAAAAATGCCGACTGATTACTGGCGCGAACGTGTGAAGGATGTTATACTCTGTGTCGGAGATATGATAGTTGATTGCGTGTCCGGTCATTATGCTATTTTGGTTGAACGCGTTAAAAAAGATGTTGGTTATGAGATAGAATCCAATATATACTTCTGGAGAGTCAAATGGTCGTATGATACGGACGATTATCGTGAAGTCCCCCACCCTGACTGGATGGAGGAGGATGGTCTTAAAATGTCAATTGTGGTTGGATTTTATGATTTGTATGACCAAGGCAAGGAAAAATTTTAGGAAAAAATTATGAAAAAAATTTCGGCGTTTGGAGGGATAATTGTTGGCGATTGATATGGACCCATTTCAAATCGGTGATCTGGTCCGTTATATATATTATGACTGGGAGGCCGGCCAATTGGCGGGGGGCAACCCCTCGGGCGCGGAAAAGAGTAGTATCGGGTTTGTTGTTGATATTATCGAAGACCCCGATGAAAAGCAAGTCGATTTATTTCCGAAAGTGCTTGTTTATGATACTCAAAGGCGAAAGACTATCCTTACTCACACTTATAATATAGAGTTTATTTCCCGCGGGTCGTAGTTACTTTAGTGGCTAAGTTACAACAAATTATTAAAACTTTGTGTGTTGGGGCAGCTTTTATTAATGTGTGGTTATTTGGATTTGGGTACCTGAATAATCTGTACGATCTACAAATTTTGGCGATCGTGAACTTAATTTTTCTAAGTTTTGCGCTTTTATATGAAAAAAAGGACTGATTTATCGTACTTACTGTAGAGGGCTTTATGAATGAAATTACTATTTCTTATTGCCGCGTTCTTTTCATGCACTCAAGATTATGCAATTGTAACCGGCGAAACTAAAACTATTGTCGTCACCGAGACGATAACCGAGACGATAACCGAAACTGTGGTAGAAGAGGTAGAGGTAGAAGTTGAGGTAGAAGTTGAAGTGCCGGTTTATATAGAAGTTGAGGTGCCGGTTTATATAGAAGACACCGCAGTAGATGATCCGGGCTTGATCTGGGTAGATTCGTTTACTCAACCTAATACTGTAGATGGTATCGATATTCTCTGGGTAATTGATACCTCTGGCTCTATGCGCAGATATGACCCACAATTATTGTTAGGCATTGAAACCATGTTGACAGCCCTTCCACCCACTAGCTGGCGTTTAGCTATGATACCTAATGATCCTGCCAAGGCTGTACTTGAAAACCAATTTCCATTAGTGCCCGGGGACGATATTCTTGATGCAGAAGCTATGTATTCCTCGATGGGTCGTGGGGGAAGGGAAGAGGGCTTTGATTCGGTATATGAATATATGATTAATAATTCCTATTCTTCCACTTGGATGCGTGCCGATGCTGGTTTGTTAGTGGTATTTGTTTCTGACGAAGAAGAACAGAGCGACGATCACTTTTCAGCTGCAGGCGATTTTATAAGTTGGTACCGAAGCCTCCGCGGGGGCTCAGTATTTCTGGCCAGTATTGTTAACCACGATCCGGCAGAATCATTGTGTACCGGTTGGGTAAGTCCCATTAATGTTGGAATTCGTTATATGGATGCCACAAATGCTTTTGGTGGTAATATAATTGATATTTGTGCAGAAGATTGGACCGCCGGCGTTGCTGATGCGGCTGCATCGGTTGAACCTCACGAATCTTGGATATTAACACACACTGCCGTTGCAGATTCAGTACGCGTGTTTATGAACGGGTCGTTAGTTGATCCTTCTTATACAACATGGTCTTTTTCAGAAGCTGACAACACAGTATATTTTCACGATGTTCCGGCCGGAAGTACATTAGTTGAAATTGGATATAGATATTACGAAACAACAGACACCGGTAGTACCGATACCGGGTCATAAAGGAAATTACAATGAAAAAGTTTATTAAATATTTTGCAATCTTAGGGATCTTAGCTGGTTTCAGTGCTCACGCAACTGACAACTATAAACCACGAAACCCGGTAGAGAAAGTAAATCGCTCTTTGAGTATGGTAGAGAAGAAAGTAAGAAACGCAGCAGTGAGAGTAGTCACCGGTGGCGGCCATGGAAGTGGAACAGTCGTTGAATATAAAGATGTAACCATAGTGTTAACCGCAAAACATGTAGCAGATGGACATGTCGGCATGGAATATCTGATAGCAACAGAGACTGAACAACGCACCGGAGTTTTAATTTACCAAAGTAAAGAGCATGACATAGCGGTATTAGTGTTGAAGAAGGAATTTGATCATTTAAAACCGATGAGCTGGAAACCAGCAAAGAAATATGATGTAGGAACTGATATTGTCTATTCTGGTCACCCTTCGTGGCATAAATTAATGTCGTTTCAAGGCCGTGTTGTTGGTTATGAACAAGATCCAGAGGCCGGAACTCAGTTAATAGTTAACACTTATGGCTGGTTTGGTTGTTCAGGGTCCGGAATTTATAACACAGAGGGAGAATTAGTCGGTATATTATATGGAGTTGATATACAATATGCTTATGGAGCACAAATTCAAGAGAATATGATTTGGGTTGCACCCATTAAAAACATCGATATTGATGAATCTCTTGGTGCTTTCTGTAGAGGTACACTTAAAAGTTATAGAGCTTGTAAATGAACCATAAATGGAGCAGTTTTCTCACCGAAGGTGAGTTAAAAACAGTAGGAATTGTTGTTTGTCTTAACGATGAACAGCAATTTTTAGTTATTAGGCGGTCAGATATAGACCATCGCGAAGGTCAGTGGACGATTCCGGGTGGACATATAGACGATGACGACGATTCTATCGAAGCTGGGGCCATTCGGGAGCTTGATGAGGAGGCCAATTTAAAGTGTGAGGTCTCAGATCTCATCTATCTCGGAGAACCGAAGGACAAAAAGTATTATTATATGACTCAAAAATGGACCGGGGAGGTTAATGTCGACAAACCAAACCCTCACACTGGCGAAATTGAGCATGATGATTATAAGTGGTCCACAATTGAAGAAATAAAAGACATAGAAGATAGTGAAATACCGATCTATTTATTGGAGAAAGCTTTGGAATTGTCCAAAAAGGAATAAAACCTATGTTTTTTGTGGTAAAATATGAAAGATGCCCCAATTGTAAGATGCCATTAACAGATGAAATGGCCTGTGAATATTGTGAATGGACAAAAAATGATAAATGATGAAGAAATCCTGTTAAAAACAGCAAAATTGTTGGAAAATTTCGATATTTCCGAACAAAAACCCGAAAAAGTGCTCCG